CTACACGACGCTCTTCCGATCTGTATTCGGAGAAGCCGGGCTGGTTGTCTTTGACAAGGTGGTTGCGGCGGTAACGAATATCGGAAACACTATCAAGGGCATTTTTACGGACGGCAATTTAGGCGGCGCACGTGACTTCCTGATAAACCTTTTCGGAGAGGAAGCGACGGGCGTTATTGATGGGGCGATCACAGTTATTCAAACCCTATGGAATATCCTTTCGGGGTTCATTGAGTTTGTGAACACCTACATTCGCCCGATTGTCGAACAGCTATTTACATTCATTGTTGAAACGGTGCTTCCGCAAATCGCGCAGGCGTTCGCGGAGTGGGCACCGACAATCGCGGAAGTGCTACAAGGAATCTGGACCGTTGTTCAGACCATTGCAACGGCGATCATGCAGGTAATTCAATTCCTTATGCCGACGATTCAAAACATTATCAGCGTAGGACTTGAAACCATCCGGGGCGTTGTCTCCGGCGTGCTGACCGCAATTAAAGGCGTTGTGGATGTATTCGCGGGAATCTTTACCGGGGATTGGTCCCGTGTATGGGAGGGCGTGAAAAGCATATTCAGCGGCGTTTGGGAATCGCTGAAAAGCATTGCAAGCGGCGTATTGAATGGCATTATCGGCCTTATCAACGGGGTTATTTCCGGCTTGAACAAGCTGAAAATTCCCGATTGGGTCCCCGGAATCGGCGGAAAGGGAATCAATATCCCGCTGATTCCCACGTTTGCAAAAGGCACAAAGAACACGCCCGACACGTTCATTGCAGGCGAAGCGGGCGCGGAACTTGTGACGAATGCCCGGAACCGTACCGTCTTTAACGCGGCGGAAACGGGAAGCATTTTCCGCAATCTCGCAAACACAGTAAACACCATTCGAGCGGGGGCGGGTATTCCCTCCCTGCAACTTGCCTATGCAGGGGCCACGGCCCCCAGCGTTGCGGCCCCGTCGGTTGCGGCGGGTGCGCGTCAATCGTCAATCGTGGTTCACAGCGCGCCCGTTTTCCATGTGGGGAGCGAAGCACAGGCAGAGGACATTGAAGAACTGTTGCGGAAGCATGACGAAGAATTGCTGGACAAGATCGACGAAAAGCAACGGCAACAGGAGGACGACGAAAGGCGGCGGCAGTATGACTAAATACACCACGATTGCCGGGGATATGTGGGACGGAATCGCCTATAAAACGTTAGGCGACGAAGCTTACACCGACAAAATCATCAAGCAAAATCCGAAATACCGCCGTCTTTTTGTTTTCCCCGCGGGTATCGTGCTGGACATTCCCGACCCTGACACGCGGGTTTCGGCGGAGTTGCCGCCGTGGAAGAGGGGGACGGCATGAACGCGCGGAGAACCATTGTGCACCTGATTTTTGAGGGCGTGGACATTTCGACAGACATCAATAAACATCTTCTTTCGCTGACCTATACGGACAACGAAGAAGATAAAACAGATGATTTGCAACTATCCCTTGACGACCGGGAGGGCGTGTGGCTGGGAAACTGGCTTAACACGCCCTCCGCGTCAAAGGGCGCGGAAATTTCCGCGGTGATCGTTCAAAAGAATTGGGATTCAACAGGGAAAGACCGGGTTCTTGATTGCGGCGTTTTCGAGGTTGACACCGTGAACGGGAGCGGCCCACCCGCGAAAGCGACCATCAAGGCCGGGTCAATCCCCTATTCTTCCACCATTCGGACGCAGAAAAAAACAAAGGCGTGGGAAAAAATCACCCTTTCAGCCCTTGCAAATGAGATTGCAGGAACGAACGGGCTTGCCTGTATGTTTGAATCAGCGTTTGACCCGTTTTACACGCGGAAAGAGCAAATGCAGGAATCGGACATCACGTTTTTACAGCGCCTTTGCAAAAACGCGGGAATCTCCCTGAAAGTCACCGCAAAAATGATCGTTCTGTTTGACGCGGCGGCTTATGAGCAGAAAGACGCGGTACGGACGATCAAACGCGGCGCGGCGGACGTTTCCCGGTGGTCCTTTTCCACCAGCTTGCACGACGTATCATACAGCAGTTGCCACGTTTCCTATACGGACCCGACGACGGCGACGACCATTGAATATACTTACACGCCGCGGGACGCGGACGAAAGCGGGCAGGTGCTGGAGATCAACGAAAAGGTTTCGAGCCGCGAAGAAGCCCGGCAACTCGCAATGAAGCGTTTACGGCAGAAGAACAAAGAGGAATTCAAAGCGTCGTTCAGCCTTGCCGGGGACGCGCGGCTGGCCGCGGGAATCACGGTGCTGGTTTCCGGGTACGGCGCGTTTGACGGGAAATACATCATCGAAACGGCGACGCATTCCGTGTCGCGGAGCGGTTACAAAACAGACATTACGTTGCGCCGGGTGCTGGAGGACTACTGATGAACGATCTTACAATTTTGAAAAATATTGTGCGAACGGGCTGGGTTTCGTCTGTCAATGCGGCGGCGCGCACGGCCCGCGTCACATTCAAAGATAAGGGGAAAACGATTGTTTCCGGCGAACTGAAAGTGATAAAATGCCCGCCTTTTATCCCAGCAAAAGACGTAACACAGCAGACGGAAGAAAAGGGCGGCGGAAGAGGCGACGCGGCGTTTGAAACCCACACGCACAACGTCACAATCAGCCCGTGGCTACCGTCGCCGGGTGATTACGTGCTTTGCATTTATATTCCGACGGACGACGGCGACGGGTTCGTGATTGGAGGGATATAGAGTGGCAACAATCGGAAGCTGGGGCGACTTCACCTTTTACGTTTCCCGGCAGGCGGTGAAAACCTTTGACGGCCTGAAATGGGACAGCGCGGCGAAGTATTCGACCCATGAACGGCACTTGAAAGAGCCGCTTTTGGAGTTTACAGGAACGGACGTTGAAAGCATGACTTTTACCATGTTCTTTTCCGTGTACTTGGGGGTAAATCCGATCAAAGAGGTATCGAAACTGCTTCAAGCTATGCGCCGCGGAGAGGTTCACCGCCTTGTGATCGGGCCGAAAGCCTACGGAACAAACAAATGGGTCATTACAAAGCTTTCAAATTCCTTGGAGCGGTACGACAACCGGGGAAACCTGCTTGTCGCGTCCGTAAACGTCACTATGCAATCATACTCGAGTAGATAGGAGGGCGAACAATGGCGTATATCGTGAAAGCCTACACGCCCGGAAAAATCAACCTTGCGCCGCAAAGCACCGTTGAAGAGGTATTGCAAAATGTCGCAATTATCGTGTCAACACCGAAATTTTCGGTCCCCCTTGAACGGGGGCTGGGGCTTGCACAGCGGTTTATTGACAAGCCGATTCCGGCGGCACAATCTATCCTGATTTCAGAGGTTTTGGACGCGGTGGAGGAATACGAACCGCGGGCGCAGGTTGAAAACGTAACTTTTGAATTGGGCGATCAACCGGGGGTTTTGATTCCTGTTTTGGAGGTGAGCATAATTGACGACGACAACGGTTAGAAACTACCCTGATATTTCCTTTGTGGAAACCGACACGGAAGCCATTAAAAACGCCCTGATTCGTTCGTATGAAATCTTCACGGGGCGCACGCTTTACCCGGCAGACCCGGCCCGCCTGTTCGTTCTTTGGGTGGCCGACATCATCGTTCAAGAGCGGGTCAACATTGACTTTTCGGCAAAACAGAACGTCCCGCGGTATGCAGAGGGTGAATATTTGGATTCCCTCGCGGAACTGTTCAAAGACGCTTACAGGCTGGAGCCGGAAAAGGCAAAGACGACGCTAAAATTCACGCTTTCAATCAAGCTGGAGGTTGCGACCGTCATTCCGGCGGGAACACGGGTGACAGCCGACGGCGAAATTGTATTTGCGACGCTGGAAAGCCTGACTATCCCGGCGGGCGAATTGTCCGGGGAGGTCAAAGCGGAATGCCTGACGGCGGGAGAGAGCGGAAACGGCTTTGTTCCGGGACAGATCAACCAGCCGATTGACATTTTCCCGTATTATCAGAGCGTGGAAAACACCACGGAAAGCGCGGGCGGCGCGGACGAAGAGAGCGACGCGGCGTTTTATGAACGTATGCGGGAGAGCGTCGAAACCTTTTCGACCGCCGGGCCGCTGGGCGGCTATGTGTACTTTGCAAAAACGGCGTCGCCCCTGATTGTGGACGTGAAAGCGACATCGCCCACACCGGGCGTTGTAGACGTGCGGGTTCTGCTTCAAGATGGAGAATTGCCGGGAGAAGAGATTTTGAACAAGGTTTCCGAAATCCTTTCGGCGGCAAAGGTCCGCCCGCTGACCGACAACGTGCAGGTCAAGGCCCCGGAAGCTGTATCGTATGACATCGACTTTACATACTACACCACATCGGGCGGCGCTTTGAGCGACAGCGCGGCGGCGGCGAACGTTGCCGCGGCGGTTGCGGCCTACAAAGAGTGGCAGGCCGGGAAGATGGGCCGGGACATTGACCCGTCGGAACTGATTTACAGAATCAAGCAAACGGGCGTAAAGCGCGTCGAAGTACGAAGCCCCGTATTTACCGTCGTTGCCGACAATGCCGTTGCGCAATGCGGAGAAACCGCCATTGTAAACGGGGGTGCGGAGAGTGAATAACAACGACCTGTTTTCCGTTGACTTCACCCGTTCACTCCCCCCGGCGTTGAAAAATGACCCGAATATGCTTGCGCTGGCGCAGGTTATCGCGGAGCAATTACAGATCAACGCAAAGGACATCGAAAAGAACATCATATACGCCCGTATTGATGAACTGGACGAACAAACCCTTGATATTCTGGCCTACGACCTCCACGTTGATTGGTACGACTATTCTTACCCTATCGACGTAAAGCGCCGGACCATTCGGGACAGCGTAAAGGTTCACCGACAGTTGGGGACGAAATACGCCGTCGAAACCGCGCTGGGGGCCGTATTCCCCGGAACGACCGTCAAGGAATGGTTCGAGTACGGCGGCGACCCCTATATGTTCAAAGTTATCATCGGCGCGACCGAATCGGGCGTTTCGGCGGAGCGGCAAGCGGCGGTTTTGGAGCGGGTGCAGTTTTATAAAAATCTCCGTTCCCACCTTGAAGCGATCAGCTATCAGATTGAAAAGCGAACGACTGTGCAGGTTGCCGCCGTGCATTCCGTCGGAACCCGGCTGGAGGTTTACCCATATCTTGCGCACGGTATGGAATCGAGCGGCGGCGTGTTCTATGCGGGCTTTACGAAGTACGGGCGTAAGCTTGAAATTTTCCCGAACGAAGCGTTCGGCGATCATTGGGAGGTATAAAAGATGGCGGAAACTGAAAGAACATACGGGACCATTGTTACCGACGTAGGAACAAACCTTATCACGGCGGCGGTCATGGACGGAACGAAAGTCAACATCACCACGCTGGCCGTCGGCGACGGCGGCGGGGCGTACTATCAGCCCACCCCGAATATGACGGCCTTAAAGAACACGTGCTGGAGCGGCCCGGTCAAAAGCGTTTCGGTCAATGAGGATTCCCCGAACATGATTGACGTTGTGGCAATCGTTCCGTCGTCCGTCGGCGGTTAGATCGGAAGAGCACACGTCTGAACTCCAGTC